GTTAAGTATTTTGTAAGTTTATCCATAATTTCCTATGTTTTTATTCATATATAAATATAAAAGTTATTAATTATCTCATTTTATTTATTAGTTGTTGAAGTGGTTAATGTATTTGAATATGAACTATAATTACCACCATTATTACTACTATAAGCTCTAACTTTTATATAGTATGTTGTACCAGCTGTTAAACCACCTATTGTAGCAGATGTAGAGCTACCAGCCACATTACCTGTAGTGGGAGCAGTAAAGCCACTATTTGTATCATAAACAACTTGATATAAAGTTGGAGTACCACCAGGTGATGCAGTCCACTGTGGTTCTAAGCTAGTGTTATTTCTTCCATCCACAGGCATATTTAAACTTGACGGAGCACCAACATTAGTATATTGTTGTGTAGTTGCACCAAAAGCACTATTGTCTCCACCCCCACCTACTGATTTAAGTCTAACACCATATTGAAAATTTGGAGTTAAGCCTGTCAACGATTGTGATGTACCAGATGGTGTTGC